TTGGCATTGTGTAACTTAGTCATAATTCCTGTAAGGGACTTCGACTTAAATAAGTGTGCCTCATCACCGATAACACAGTCAATATCATCAAAGTATCTTTTTGGGAACTTGTAGATTGATTGCCAGGTTGAAATAATAATTGGTTTATCCGTATTCTTATCCTTGCCCGAATATATCTTATGCACATGGTCGTCCGCATTCCATCCGTAGTCATTAAAATCATTGACCATCTGTTCTACCAGGGACGTAGTAGGGACGATGATGAGCGTCTTCTTGTTGGTAGCAGTATAGTATCTGACGAGGGAATAGATCATCAGAGACTTCCCACTACCCGTAGGAGATAGTAGAAGTTTGCGGTTATTTTTTACTGCTTCGTAGACTGCACGGTACTGATAGTCGCGTGGAGTAATTCCCGCTCTGGTGATCTTGTCCATAAAGGTTTTGATACCACGAGGAGAAACAAAGTCATTTGTCTCTTCAACATCTCCATACCAATCATTTTTTTCATATTCAATCTGATACTGTCTTTCATCTGCCCAAATTTTTAGGTGCTCCATCAACCCACCATAAAGTTCGCCTGTACCTGGGGAGTACAGACGAATCGTTCCGTCCCAGTATTTGTACCTGGGGTTCTTCTTTAGGAATTTTGCTTCGGGAACCTCAAAAGAAAAATAGTCCGAGAGCTCATGATGAACATGAGGTTCTGCGGACTGAACAGTAACATAGACTTCGTTTTTCTTTTTGATACTCAGGGTGGTCATCATTGTCCATTTACGAATTTCTCCCACTCAATGGCACTCTTAATCTGAAACCCTCTATTTGAGATTTGCTTCATGACTTGATCAAGCCAGTAAAGCATCTGCTCTAGATATTTGATCTTTGCTTCTAGGTTGATGATCTCGTCATCACTCTCTAGATAGACCTTCATCTTTTCGGAAGTCTTAATAGATGATCCAAATGGTTTGGCGGCGTAAGTCTTGGCATCTGCTTCGCCAGAATAATACTCACGTTTTTCCTTCACCACTTTGCGGATCTCAAACTCCAGCGAGGTTTTGATCTGCTGAATGTCAGTGTAATGGTTTAAGTATTTATTATGTTGAAAAGGGATGTCTAACGCGAGTTGTCCCAGATCTGTGCTATACTGTTTGTTCTTAAACTGAAAATCAACTGCAGAATCTTCCGCCCAGTCTTCTCTCAGTTTTTCAAATTTATTACGAAGGGTTTCAAAATTCATAGAGGTCGTGAGTCTTTATCAAGTAAGAACATTTGTTGGTGTTTGAACGTCACCTCTGCGGTGATGTAGTCCACATCAGTCATTGTAGCATCAAACTGTAGAGCGGACAAACTGACAGGGAAAATGTCTCTGAACTCTACAATGAATGCTGGGTTGAAATGTGAGGTGACGATATGAAGCAAACCATGAGTTAAGATATCATTCTCTGGTGTGGTTCTCTCCATTTGATCTGCATTGCCATTATCTCGAATCCAACTGTGGATAGCATTGTAGTTTTTGAGATCTTCATCAACAATAAAAGACACAGAAAAATCCCCGAACGTTACTCCGCCTCCAGGAATGATAGGCAAGTTCCTAAATGGACTTGCTACTTCCGTAGTTGGCATCGTAAGTTCGGGGAGATTTGCCTTTTGACAAAAGAAGTCTACTCCTGAAAACTTTTCCAGTTTAAGGAGATAACCAATTGGATTGAGGAAGTTCCTATTACTAGGTTGTTCCTTATACCATTCAGCAGACATGTCAACTTCCCAAGCTACTTAATATTTAGGGGTTGTTTGGATCAAGACCTAGGTCGATAAGATATTGTCTCCACCAGGAATACTTTTCTTTTTTCCATTGTGGGACAGGTCTTCCTTGTTCAGAATACCATTCTTCTAAAGCAGCATCGATCTTCTCAGAAATTTCCAATTGTCTAATCCTCTTCTGTAGAATGTCCATTTGCATTGATGATCTGTTCCAGTTGTTTCCGAATATCTGCAGAACGTTTCTTATCACGTTCCGTATGCCTATACCCATATTTACCATGGAAGATAGCATGACCTTGACAAATCATAGTAATGCCAAAGAAGAATAGTAATACTGTTCCTAATAATTCTAGAGTGTGATTTTCAACCATGGCAATAACGGTGGAATCACTCCAATAAGTCGAAGCAGACCCTCAGCAAAAAGTGCAAGAACAACCCACCCAACACACATAGAGATAATTGAAGCATTACGATTATGCTTTCGTATGGCAGCATCAATCATCTCCTGCACTTCTTCCTTGGTCACTGTCTCCTGTGTCTTCTGAGTTGTACCAAAAATCATGCCAATCTTCTGGCGAATTTGTGACATCTTCCCATCCTGGTTCGTAAAGTGGACATGGTTCTTCCATCATGGTGTCAATTTTCATTCTTGAAACCCTATTGTATAATAATTGATAGTCTTTATCGTGTGGGTATTCGTTACCAGTTGTCATCTTCCTCCTCTTCGTCCCAAAATTCATAAGGACCATGTTGCATCTTCTTTAGTTTTTCAGTCTCAGCTCTAAAAGATACTATTTCAGTAAACCATATTGCTAGTTTCATTACAATGAAGACCGCTAGTAGCGGAGACAAACATAGTAGTAATACTAGGGAGGATTGATTCATGAGCCGTATTCATTGATGGCGTCTAGCACCTTATTGAGAGCGTCATGTGCTCCGTCATGCCAGTCTCCTGACTTGTCAGAGTGTTGCCCATCGTATAGTGCTGTCTTCATCTTATAGACTCTTGCGAGAATGTCAACCTTGTCCAGTCTTCCACGAGGCATATAATTACAGATGCTTTTACTATTTAAGCATAAAAAAAGAGGGTCCGAAGACCCTCTGTGTTGGTTTGTGAACAATATCACATGAGGTTCTTAACAAGAACACGTCTGTAATACTGGTTCTTAGAAGCGGTGAGTGCCTCTTGATCAGGAACACCTGCAGAAGACTCAACGAATGGGTTTGCGACCATGCCGTAGCGGGTCTTAAATCCAATCTTGGGTTGGAAGGTGTTAGGATCGATGCTGCGGAGCATCTGGAGGGGTACATATGGGCAGTAGAATAGTCCTGCGTCATATGGGGAGGAACCCTTATAACCAGCAACATAGAAGTGGCTGTTGGAAACGTTAGCAGAATAAGGATCTACGTAGACCTTAATGCGACCGTTCATGGTTCCGACGAGGAGGTTGCCAGTGTCATCGACTTCACCGATGGAAGGACCGCCTGCGCCAGTTAGACCTGAGGAGTAGTCAAGGACACCAGACATTGCGAGTGCAGAAGCAACATCAGCAGATGTCATGATGAAGTTGCCCTTTCCTCTACGAGTTTGCTGCGCGATAGCGTTAGCATCTCTTTCGATCTGGAACATAAGTCCCTTGAACTTCTCAACCGACCAGCGACCGTTGGAGTCAACGTCGAGGTCAAAGATGCCAGCGTTAGCAACGTTGTTCTGAGCACCAGGCTTAGCAACGGTGTAAACGGTTCTGACAACTTCACGGTTGATCTCAGCAAGGATCTCGCTAGAAAGAAGGTTAGCGAGCTCTTGCTCAGCGTCTAGACCATGGATCGCCTTGAGGTCTTGTGCGAGTTCCAAGGTGTACTCAGCTTTGAGTGCTCTGGTACGTGCTTGTACCGAAGTCTTCTCGATGCTGAAGGACATTTCGTTGAACAAGGTTGAACCTGAACCTAGGGTCTCAGCGTTCTCTCTTGCAATTCCTCTCTCGCCGCGCTCATAGGTGCCGCTGTCGTTGAGGAGACCAGGGTTAGCATCGGTAGTACCGCCGTCACCAAGAGGGTTAACGTCGTCAGTTCCGAGGGGGGTGTTGTCGTATGCACCAGCACCTGCAGAAGATGCAGAGAAGTTGGTGTCAGGCTCGTTGTAGAGTGCCTCACGACCAGCACGTAGTGCGTTGCTGTCATCCTGGTAGTGTGACTTCATTGCAAAGATTAGTCCAGTAGGACCGCTCATTGGTTGAACGCCACAGATGTCGTATGCAACCAAGTTGGGCATTGCACGACGGATTAGGCTGATCATTACAGGATCGAAACCTGCAAGACCACCAGTCTGTGGGGTGTTTGCTAGGCTATCACCAGATAGACCAGCAGGTGCGATAGCGCCAACAGTGTTGGATGCTTCGTTGATCATACCACGCTCTTCGCGTAGTTGCTTTTCGGTATTTTCTAACAGAACAGCGGTAACAGCCTTTCTATAGTTGTCCTTGATGGCACCAGCGCCTTCATGACCTAGAACAGGGTTCCACTTTTCGGTTAGAGCTTTTGAGTTAAACATGATTGCTCCGTTGAAAAAATGGGTTTATAATATCACTGCCAGCGATTGAGAGCGTTGAGATATTGTGCCATTGCTGGCGATACCTCAGCGTCTGCTCCTTCGACGGGAGTTTCATCAGCAATTTCTGCAGGTGCAGAAGCTGACTCTTTGAAGTAAGACTCCTTAATGGTCTTGACCTTTGCGGAGAATGACTCTTCCGAGACAAACTCTAGACCCTCAGCAAGTGCTGCGAGTTTTTCTTTCTGAGTATCTGCAAGTCCTTCTGACACGGTGGACAGAATATTGAGTTTAGCAGACTCATTAAGACGATTTTGTAGTTTCACATTTGCTTTGACCTGTTCGTCAAGGCGGGTTTCCATCTCACGAATTGATTCAGCCATACCCTCTACAACATCGACCTTATCGTCGGGAATAGAGATGTAGTGCTCTTCAAAGAGACCCTTGAGACCTGCAATGAAGTCTTCAGTGATCTCATTTCTGATTCCACGGTCAACAGCAACTTGGTTTTGCTCCATCCATTGACCGATGGCATAGTTGACCGTTCCATTAACTTCTTCAGAGAGCTCGGACTTTGCAGTCTCCAGTTGCTTCTCTAGTTCGTTAGCGAAATGCTCAACAAGCTTGTCGTACTCTTCAGAGAGTTTTGCAGTTACAGCAGCTTCAAAGATTGTCTTTGCTTTTTCTGCAAACTCTTCAGAGAGTTCGGTTCCTTCTAGAAGTGCAGCAACGTCTGCGGACATATCGATCTCAAAACCTGCTTTGATTGGATATGTTACGTTGCCACCCATCTTGGTGCCATATGCTACTTCCGCGCCAACCGAGGGTGCAGCATCTTTGCCTGGTTTGCCAGCGGTTGAGGTAACACTGCTATCTTGGGAGATAGGTGCCGCTGCTTTAGCGCCAGGATTCTCAGCGCCATCTTCGTCGTTGCCGTGAAGAGGACCAGAGGTAGAACCTCCAAGATCTGCTGCTGCAGATTGTCCAGGTGCAACCGATGGTGCTACGGTTGGTGCAGGATCTTTGCCGCCTGCCTTAGCAGTTTGGGCATCCGAAACTGCAGAGGGCTCACTACCAGTGCCAGGGATAACGTTAGCAGAAACTGTTGGCATTGGGTCGCCAGCTTCTACGATCACCTTTTGCTCGGTAACGAACTCCTCAAACTTTTCGTTTAGCATATCTGACATTTGAGTTTACCTCGTGATTTCCGTATAATTAATCTAAGTTTATTTATAAATCAGAGTTTTCCGAGGAAATCCTCAAACACTCTGAGAGTTCTCGCTTCCATGTCTTGGCGCGTAGCACCATCCATGTAACGCTGGTATTTAGCAACTTCGCGCTCCTTTAAAATACCGTTGTCCCAGACCCACTCTTTGCCTTCCATGATTCCATTGACAAATGCATCAGGTGCTGATGGATCTGCAACGATATCTGCGGCAGTGGTTAGCATAAAGTCGTCGCGGACTACCGCAACATCTTCACGCTTTTCGATGCTTCCCATACCACGAGAGGAAACACCTAACTGAACACCTTCGCCAAGTAAAGACTTAGCAATGTTGCCCATGGGGGTATCAAGAATCTGTGCTTTGCCAATGAAGTTATTACCTTCAGCACGGAGACTTGTAATTCTGTGTGATACTCTATCAAGGTTGATAGTAGGACCATCGGGATGTCCAAGTTCTCCCAAAGCACGCTTGGTTCTTACATACTCTTCGTTGTATCTCTCTACCTCGCGGTCGAGAACTTCAAAGGGGTACATGCGACCATTGCGATTCTTGATTGCACCTTGCAGAAAGACACCTTCAATATACAGA